GGATATTATATGTCATCTCGTCATAAATGTATGCGAGATATGGCTCTGCAGCCATGTCGAGAGCTTCATCAGAAATAGAGATCCATTTCTTAATTGCGATCGGTGTCAGCTGAACAACGCCGAGTGTGAGGCTTTCTTCGCTGACTGTCTGTCCTTCTGTGTGGATTGTTGCATCACCTGCGGAAAGTTCAAAGCTGACTCTCAGGTTGCCCTTGAGATAAGCCTTGCGGACGAGAGCCATGACGCCATCACGTTCCCAAGCTGTTTTTACGATGTCGTAAACAAGGGAAGGAACCTGAACATCGCCGCCACCGTTCTGTGTCAGCAAAGCTCTGAGCTCTGTCATGTCATTTGTCTTGATGTAGTTGGCATATGCCTGGATATACTCCGGAGTGTTGCGGAGCTCGATTTTTTCTTCCATCTTTCTCTCCTCTTCTTCCTCGATCTTGTCGATCGGTTTCATGGCGGAACTAGCCGCCATTTTGTCCAACAGGCTTCTTTTTTCTTCCGCCGCCTGTCTGATAGCGGACTGTCTTTCGACAAGCTGATCAACCTCAGCGTTGAGCGCTTCGATGTCTGCGCCTTCGACTTCGACTTCAGCTGTGATCTCAGCAAGACGTGCCTCGACCTGTTCCATGGTCATTTCTTTAATTTCCATGAGTCACCTCCAATAACTTGAGTCTCAGCTTCAGCTTTTCGACTTCTCTGGCTCTCTTCTCCGCTTCCAGTCGCTCCGCCTTCTCTGCTTCAATCACTCCGTTGAAGTAGTCGCGCATTGAGATGCCGATGTCTGTTCCCGGATTTGCCGGGAAGCTGACTGCTGATATGTCAAAGACCTTTGCAACTCGATCGACTACACGCGTCCGTGTTTCCCGATCGAAATGGTCTTCGGCAACAATAAAAGAAAAAGACATCTGACTGTAGTTGCCTACTGCGATGTCCTCGTGCATTTGCCTGGATGCCTCTGTGAGCCCCAGATTCGTGCGCTGGTGCAATCCGTGATCGTCAATCGACAATTCCACCGAATTGTTTTTTGTGCGCGCTAAAACGCGCCCTGTATGGTCTCTGAGAAAGACCACGTCTGTCATATCCGCCTCGTCAAAAGCATGGCGGTCTATCTGTTCGTAGTATTTGACTCCATCGATTTCCATCATTTCGTATGGTTCAAACGTCGAAGCATATCCCTCGACAATGTAATCACCGGAAGCATCAAACGCTCCGAGATTTCTATATTCTCTGTCATTCTTGATCGGCATTGCTTTCTCCTCCTGTCTGATCGGTGCCTTCCCTCGTGAAGGATCCGTCTTCGCTGATTGTTATGTATTCGCCTCTGATGATGTATGCCTGGCCTTGTCCGTCCGGGAGCGGTGACATGTTCCACACGTCCCTCACGTCGTCCCTGTTCCAGATGCCTCGGTCAAACATTGCAGACGATACGTCCAGTTTTTCCTTTGTCGTCATGTACTGCAGACGGTTCGATGTCGCCATCATAAGCGATCCCTGCGCCCTCTCACGATCGGAGAAAAGCGCTTGTGTCATTGTCTCCGAGAACTGGATCGCAAACGGTTCGATCACGCTCTCATAGAAAGCAGACCAGGCATCGCCGTATGCCTTCGACTGCAATATGTCCTCGTTCACCGCAAAGTAGTTATAGACCGATGTGCGGATCTCCCTGAGCTCAGCCTCCGGCACTGTATACGGCCGTGCGCTGATCTCTTTAATGTCTGCGTATGTATTCGGGAATAAGAGAAGGCCTTGGTTTGCATCCTCCGATCTCAGATTTGCCTCGGTGAACCTCTTGCGCTCCCGCTTCAGATCTTCGGTGTTCGAGAAGTTCGTCATTCTGGCCATAAAGCGATACGTTGCATTGTTCTTGATAGCTTCTTTGATCCCCTCGTCGTTCATATGCACCAGTGCCATCGTCGGATCAAGCGCACTGTTTGTCTCTCCGAAAAAGTCACTCTTGTATTGGAACTTAGTCAAAATGGCGCACTCTTCCAGATAGTCCGCCGCCTTCTGCCCGTCGCTGAACTCGTACCTTAAGAATGGTGTCCCGGTGTTGTCCTGGATGATCTCGCATTTCTTCGGAAGAACCGGATAATATCCGACCGGGTTCATCAGCTCGTCATAAACCGGCACGATCACGCATGAGTTATGCATGTCAAGGATCGTGCTGACTCTGTAAAGGAACTGGCTCCACGTCTGCCAGTTGTTCGGCTTGAGCCTGAGCTTTGTCTGCAGTGTCGGCTTTGCCGCTCCCTGTATCTCGACCTTCAGCTTCGAGATGTGCCTCGCCCTGGCATCAATAGCGGATCTGACTAGTTCGGACTCGTACAGCTTGCCGTCCCATGACGTAAAGTGCGGATGGTATGCCGTCAGCGTCCGGAAGTAGCTGTCTGCCTCTCTGCTTAGCTCGACGTTCTTGGGCTTAAAAATAAAATCGAACAGTCCCATGTTCATCACCTCTCATTTCTCAGCTGTCCGCCGATCTCGCTGTACCACTTCTGACGGACTGTCATGGCATCGAGTAGTGCGGCAGTGCCGTCAATATGTACATTGGCTGATACTTTGATCAGCCTCTTTCTCTGTGTCTCTGCGTTTTTCTTTAACGCGCTATCTAACAGGTGGATCTTCATCAGATCGTTGTCACCGATGTGGATCTTCCTGTCCTTGATCAGCCCCTCGGTCTCGTCAATAACGGGCGACAGGTTCTCACCCTGGTAAACGTCATCCATGTGGAAGCCGTAGGTCTTCATATCCTGCGTCAAGTATTGCGAGTTGTATCTGTCATAGCCGACCTTTAGCGGTAGGATCTCATACTTCTCCACGAGCATCTTGAACCATGCGAGACAGTCCCGATAATCGACAAAGTTCTCCCCGGATTCCTGGAGTAAACCCCTCTGGATGTAAATCTTATACGGGACGTTGTCTCTTGCCGTTGCCTCCTCGACCTTTTCCTTCGGAAGGAAGAACCTCGGGAAGACATACAGCTCGCCTCCCTTCTCGATCACGACCACACATGCGGTCAGATCGGTCGTGCGTGACAAGTCGATACCTCCCACACAGTAGCACCCACGGAAATCATCGAGCTTCAATTCAGATCCGATGCACTTCATCACGTCGGTCGAGTTAAGCCATGCCATCGAGCTGTTTTGTTTGAGGTTTGCGTATTTGCAGATAAACTCACTGCGTTTCGAAAGCGATCCCTCGGCGATGGCTATCTCTTCCAGCAGATAATCAACCTTGATCGATACTCCCAGGTTCGGGTTGCTCTTTCTCAGCTCATTGATGTCGTTCCACTTCTCGATGTCGTCGATCATGTACAGGAAAGGCAGCAGTCTCTTTTCCCTGCTTTCGCCTAACAAAAAACGAGTTGATCGCTTCATCAGCTCGTCAAATATCGAGTCGTTAATGTATCCGGATGTCGTGCACGAAAGCAGAATCGACTCAGCTCTTGCGCCCATGCCGGACTTCATGACCTCGTACTGTTTGAGGCCTTTGTCGCCTTCCCACGATGCAACCTCGTCGCAGATCGTGAGCGAAGGATTGAAGCCGTCCGACTTCTTAGCGCTGAATGCGATCTTTTTACACATCGAGTTATTGGCCTGAATAAACAGATCGCCCTGCCTGTGGCGTTCGAGATCTGAATCATCGACACGGTTGTGCCCGTTGCGCTCTTCCTCGATCTGTCTCTTCCTCTCGACATAATCCGGATCGATCTGAGTCATCGCCCAGATTGAGCTATAGATGAGATCCGCCTGGTCGATCTTTGGCGCAATATTGTAGACCCTTGTTCCGTACCCGCCACACTTCCAGATATAGCGTGCGATGGCGGATGCGAGCAACGATTTACCATTTTTTCGCCCGATGACCAGCAAACACTCTCTGAACTGTCTCGCCCCGGATGAATCCACGATCCCGAACAGACAGGAGAGAAAAGCCTTCTGCCACAGCTCGAGCCGTAGCGGATTCGGTGCCAGATCGCCCTCAGTATGACAGCAATGCGCCTCGATCCAGTCGATCGCATGGTGCGCTTTCTTCGCATCGTAGAAAAAAAGACCTTCCTGCAGGCCTTTCACGATGTACGCATACAGCATCCGGATCCATTTGCCGACGATTACACGCCCGTCCCTGATCTGCTGATAGTAACTCAGAATATAGTTCTCCATCTGCCTCCTGATCTGCTTATCTCCGGATAAATCCGCCTGTTGATTGCTTACTCTCGTGTAAAATGAAAAAATAAAG